TAGGTCTTATATAGTTGGTCAGATAAATTCATTCGCCCCTAATTCCATTGCACTTGTGCGTAGAGAACAAGTACCATGGACCAAGAAACAATACCCACTATATTTTCATTTGAGATTAGTTTATACTGCGAGAAACCATTGGAGATTGAGTATGCTTGGAAGCATGAACCCTAACTTTAACCCTTCTAATATGGTAGTTCCTGGGATTGGCGGTCAGGGGGCTTTTGGTCCATCTGGCAAAGCTCCGAGTTATATGACTACTACGAATGCGAACATGACGGGCACTCAGGCTGCGGCCCCTAATTCTTCCCAAGGCAGTTTTCTTTCTAGTATGTTTGGACAACAAGCTGGGATCGCGGGCCTTCAATCTCAACCTTTGGACCCTCAACAGCAATTACAACAGCTACAGCAACAGCAGCCTCAACAGCAACAGATGCAAGGAATGCAAACGTCGCAACCGCAATCCAATCGTAGGGCCTATGATCCCGTGGGCATGCAGAGAGGACAACAAGGGAACCTTATGCAACAGCAAGGGGGACAGCAGTTTGCTCCATCCCCTCGAGACCAAATGAGCGACAGGGATAGGTTTATAGAGGGTCAGTTTCAGGGAAATCAAGACATGCCCCAGGCGCAGATTGACGCGATGAGGTCTCAGTTTGGTAATACTTTTGATGCTCAAGGAAGAAACCCACGTCCTCCAAAGGCCGAGGGCCTTGGCGTGAGTAATTTTGTTGGCGCTTCGTCTAACGACATGCAGCGGATGTTGAACCGTGGCTCGATATCTGGGGACAACATGGGCGATGCCCAGCGCCGAATGGAGCAGCTTCGTAGTAACGAGTTTCTGACTAAGATGCGAGCTCAAAATCCGGAGCGGTTTAACAACTCTCCTCCGAGCGCCCCTCCCACTGATCCTCGTATATTTCCCACTCCCCCTCCTCCCCCTTTGGCGGGTGGAGCCCCTCAATACCATGGACAGTTCGTCCAGTCAGGCAATGTACCTCCTGGCGTTGATCCGGGGACTCTTCCCCGTCCTCCAAACCCTTTTTTCACGGATTTAAGCGAATATGCTCCTCCTAGTTCGTTACCAGGATTAGGTGGGATCATGGGCCAAGCTCCACCGAGCATGCAACGGAACATTCCTTTGATGCAGAACCAGATGCAGAACCAACAACCTCCGAATTACGGACCTCAACAGATGAGCGCCTTTGGACAGGGAGCATCTAACTACTCGGGATCTATTGGCAACCCGCGCATGTCGCCGTTCCAGCAGATGTCCCCGAGCGGTTTTTCAATGATGCAGCCATCGACTGGATCTCAGAACAGTGCGCCGATTCAGAGTCCGTTTGCGTAGTGGATTATTGTAACGAGGTATGATACCCGTGGACCGTGGTCCTTGGTTTGAGAGGTAAGACAGATGGCAGTTAATGAGTTTGGTGTAATACAGTCCAGTGATGGCAAGGGTACTTTTACTAACGACTACCGTCAGCAGACCCCTGAACAAAATGCTGCGATGTTTAAAAGTTATGAAAACGACGACCCCACTCCGGCCGCCGCATCAACGACTCAGATGGCTTCGGTTGTTAACGCGGCTCTTGGCAAGCAGACCCCCAAGACTTGGGAAGAGTTCACGGCTGGCAAGGACCTTGATTCGTTAACCGATGCCCAGTGGGCAAAACAGTATGATAACTACTATGATTATTTAGGAGCGAAGAACTACGACGAGGACAAGTTTGGCCTTTTCACGGGCGGGGACAGCGACGGCTGGGGGAGATCAACTACACCTGCGTTTGAAGAATTGATAGGCGGCGCGGGGGCTGTTCGTTCTAATTACACCGGTAGTAGGTATGGTGGCGGCACTGAATTTTTTAGAGATACGGCTTCTAAGGAAGCAGCCGAGCAAGCAAAGTACGATACGCAGAGTTCTTCTGTTAAAAGTTTTGACGATTGGATGAAGTTAGAACAAAACAAAGGTTTAAAGGATGCGGACTACGTTACACAGCGCGAGGCGTATCAGAACGACCTTTCTAAGTCTGAATATATTAACCCTGGCAGTGGTTCATATATTGACCAAACCAACGTCAAACTAAAGACGTTTGACGATTTCGACCCTGGATTATACACGGCGGGCGAAGATTACGGTCAGTTTTCTGGTGCGTATCGGACTCAAGACGAGGCGGACACCAAGTTCCGCGATTACTATTCTGGTGAGATAGATAAGTTAGGCTACGGAAACCTAGTAACAGAGGGTTTAGACAATGCTGGATACCTTGCGGCATTTGACCAAGCCACGAATCGCAAGGGCATAGCCGATCAGATCACGGGCCTTGGCTACGGGTCCATGATTAACCCTAATATGACGGCGGATGAGCTATCGAATGCGTTTGGCGAGGCCCAAGAGCGCAACAAATTCAAGACATTGCTCGATGATATGGGCACGAGCTACGGGGATATGGACAGTTCGTCCAGTTTGGGCTCGTTATACGACACAGCTACCAAATTAAGCGAGGCTGACCAGAAGGCTGCGGGATTAACCACGGAACTGGGCCTATTAAACACTGATTTTAACACATTGCAGGGTGCAAATGAGGGTTTAACCACGGATTTAAGCGCATTAACCACGGATTACGGTGCATTACAGGGTGCAAATCAGCAAGCAAGCGCCTTAAACACAATAAATGCGGCGGCGGCGGACAAAGCCCAGCGGGCATCGTCTGGAATAGCCAGTATCCCTGGTCCAGCGGCCACAGGTTACACTCAGGCGGTGGAACCTACGGGGGCCACGGCTCTAAATCCTTACCAGATGGCACCGATTGACTTTACGGGAGGGTTGGCTGGCGCTGATTCTTCTGGTAGTGCTATGGATAACACCAATATCTTTGCTCCTCCTCCGATGAGCATGACGCAGAACACATTTGATTTAAATCAGTCGTTCAACCCCTACTTTGATGCGTTGAACACACAGTACGGGATTCCACCAGTAGGAGAGACTACATAATGTACAAGTATAACATGGGCGGCAGCGTTCCGCAGCAAACCAATATCGCGGGTCAGCGTCATAGCTTGGCATATATCAATCCTTTTGAGGAAGATCTGTTGAATACGCAGTATCGAGGCGGTGAGGGCCAACCTGTGCCACCGGTCCCTGGTCCTGGGGGCGTTCCTGCATATCCGCCAACAGATCAGGGGATTGGAACAGAAGAGTATAAGGAAGCTGTTAAAGTTACTGCTCCCCAAATCAAGCCCTACACACCTGGGAGTGGCAGGGACGAGCGGTTAGCGGATACTTTAAAGGTTTTGGCAGGCACGGCGGCACGGCAAAAAGAAAAAGATGACAATAGACCACAGACTCGCCCTGCTGATTTACCTGCGGTTGTTAAACGTGAGAACTCAAGACTAGAGGGGTTAGCAAACTCGCTAACTCCGAACGACATGATGGAGTATGTCAACGGACAATTGGTGTATGGTCCAAAGCACCCCAAGGCAGGACAATCTGTTGACCCTAATGCAACAAACTCGTTTGGGTTTAAGGTTGGAATGGGGAACACAAACGCCAATGATTACATACCGGGGCAGTACAACCAAGGTTTTGGCTCTGGGATTAAAACAGATCTTGACATGTCGTTTGCCGCAGGCGGCGGAACCCGTGAAGAAAAACTGGCAAGGTTGATGGCCGCAGGTTACGGCGAAGAAGCCGCCGCAGCGTATCTTGATAAGACAGCGGCTAGTCTTGCTAACTCTCAAATGAACACTGGCGGTGGCGGTGGCGATGAACAAAGCAACATCATTGAAGAACTGGCAACCGAGGTGGTTGATCCGTGCCCCGAGGGCTACAAGATGGACCCTGAAACTAACGCCTGTGTGATAGATCCGGACATCGGCATGGGTCCTCCTGTGTTTACGCCTTCAGATCCGAACGCCGCAGTTGGCGGGAGCCCAGGTTACACACAACCTATGGGCAACTTTATACCAACTCCTCTACAACCCAATCCTGTAAACCCTATGCAACAGCAGTTGAACAACCTAACTAGGTCTCTTCAACCACAACAGAACCAGCAAGCCGCTGGCGGACTGGCTGGAATCCGTAGGTGAATTTACAAGCACTCCCCGAGGAGGCGCTAAAAGAGATACTGGCGCTAACTGAAGCCAAGAAGCGTATGGACACGCGCGAGAAAGCGCAAGAAAAGTTCATGCCGTTTGCTCATCACGTCTACGATAACTTCATCGAGGGGCGTCACCACCGTATTATCGCTGAGAAACTTGAACGTGTTGCACGAGGAGAGCTCAAGCGACTCATAATTAACATGCCTCCTCGACATTCTAAGTCTGAGTTTGCAAGCTACTTGATGCCTGCTTGGTTTCTAGGTAGAAACCCTAAGTTAAAAATCATTCAGGCTACGCACAACACTGAGTTAGCTGTACGTTTTGGCCGCAAGGTCAGAGATTTAATTGACGATCCAGCGTATAAAGAGATTTTCCCAGAGACGAACCTTAAAGAAGACAACAAGGGCGCGGGCAAATGGGGCACGGACAAGGGCGCGGAATACTTTGCTGCTGGTGTTGGCGCCGCAATAACAGGCCGTGGTGCGGATTTACTGATTATTGACGACCCGCACTCAGAGCAGGACGCATTAAGCGAGAATGCATTCGATCATGCATACGAATGGTACACCTCTGGTCCTCGTCAGCGTCTACAGCCTGGTGGAACTATCATTGTTGTTATGACCCGTTGGGGAAAAAAGGACTTGACAGGCAGATTACTGGCCGCGCAGGGCAATGATGTGCTCTCAGATCAGTGGGAAGTTGTAGAGTTTCCAGCGATTATGCCCTCAGATGAGCCATTATGGCCTGAATTTTGGGACAAAGCGGCCCTATTATCCATCAAAGCGGACCTTCCTGTAGGCAAATGGAATGCCCAGTGGCAACAGCAACCGACGTCTTCTGAGTCTGCAATCATCAAAAGACAGTGGTGGCATGACTGGGAGAACGAAAAGATACCTTCGCTATCCTATATTGTGCAGGCTTATGACACCGCGTTCTCCAAGAAGCAGACGGCTGACTACTCTGCCATTACAACATGGGGGATCTTCAAGCCTGATGAGGGTGGACCGGAGAATATTATCTTGTTGGACGCTCGGCGTGGGCGTTGGAACTTCCCTGAGTTAAAAGAAGTTGCCTATGAGGAGCATGAATACTGGGAACCTGACATGGTTTTGGTAGAAGCGAAGGCAACAGGCACACCGCTTATTGACGAGTTGCGACTCCGTGGTATACCGGCACTAGGCTTTTCTCCAGGCAAAGGGACTGATAAGGTAAGTCGTATGCACATGGTTGCCCCATTATTTGAAGCCGGTATGGTATGGGCACCCATGCACGAAAAGTTTGCAGATGAAGTTATTGAGGAAGTAGTTTCATTTCCTAATGGCGAAAACGATGACTTCTGTGATAGTATGACGTTAGCACTCATGCGTTTTAGACAGGGAGGGTTTATCTCTCTGAAAGGCGAAGAGGAAGACGAACTGGAATGGAGGCCCCGTAAACGGGAGTATTATTGATGGCATTACCACCAAACATGGTCGCACCGGGTTTAAACCTAGACGACACCGCAGGGCTTCCTGAGATAGAAGTTTCAGTTGACGAACCGATGCAGTTTCCAAATGGGGCAGAGGTTATTGATGATGGCGAGGGCGGAGCGATTGTTCAAGCCTTACTAGCCGGAGAGGACAACTTACCTTCTCAAGAAGAGTTGATCCCGTTTGACGCCAACCTATCGGAGTTCTTAGATGATGGAACTCTAGGAGAACTATCAAGCGAGCTCCGTGGATTATACGACGAGGACCTAGAGTCCCGAGCCGAGTGGGAAGATGCTTATGTTAATGGACTGGATCTTCTTGGTATTAAGACCGAGGAGCGGTCAACGCCTTTCCAAGGTGCGTCTGGCATTACCCACCCGTTAGTTGCGGAGAGTGTAACCCAGTTCCAAGCGCAGGCTTATAAAGAGCTATTGCCTTCTGGCGGTCCAGTACGGACTGGCGTGTTGGGGGCAAAGACTCCTGAACGGGATCAGCAGGCTACTCGCGTACAGAACTTTATGAACTACCAGATCACGGAGATCATGGAAGAGTACGATCCAGATATGGACCAGCTTCTGTATTATCTCCCATTGAGCGGATCTACCTTTAAGAAAGTTTACTTCGACCCTACCAAACAGCGGGCGGTCTCTAAGTTTATTCCAGCGCAGGACTTGGTTGTTCCTTACTCTGCCAGTGATTTGATGACGGCTAACCGTGTAACGCATGTGCTACGGATGGACGAGAACGAAGTCCGTAAGATGCAGGTTGCCGGTATGTACCGCGATGTAGAGTTGCAGTCTTCGGATGACGTTGAAGAAGATGCCGTGGAGCAGAAGGTTAACGAACTCCAAGGCTTGTCTAAGAACTACAGCGACGATGTAATGACGATCCTTGAGATGCATGCTGATCTGGACATCGAAGGCTTTGAGGATATGGATGAGGCCACGGGCGAGCCTACTGGCATCCGTCTGCCGTACATTGTTACTCTTGATCAAACCTCTGGGCGCATCCTTTCTATCCGTCGTAACTACGACATGAACGATCCGCTACAGCGTAAGCGCCAGTATTTCGTACATTACAAGTTTACCCCAGGACTGGGCTTTTACGGCTTTGGTTTGATCCATATGATTGGTGGGCTCGGTAGAGCCGCTACAAGCATCCTACGACAGCTAATCGACGCTGGAACCCTTGCTAACCTCCCAGCCGGTTTTAAGGCCCGTGGAGTGCGTGTACGCAACTCTGATGAG